CTAATTGTTGCTCTGTGTCATAATCTACAGGCTCGGAACTTATAAGCTCCCATTCATTCAAATCAATTTCCTCACCATAATTTTGAGTACTCAATTGAGTATTTTGTGGAACTATTGGAGCAGCAACTGTTAAAGGCTCTTCGCTTCTTAAACTTTCAAATTGTAAATCCAAAGCTATTCCGCTAACCGCAAATATTTCCATTAAACCATCTAAAATAATTTCCTGTTTTGGTTTAATTACGTTTATCATTAACTCCTCAAAACCTACTCTTATTTCATCAGCATTTGAACTAAAACCAGTCGCATCTTTCACCCCTACCAACATCGGAGTTGTAAGTTTGTGAGATGTACAAAGTTGATTTTTAGCCTCTAAACTCAAATAGGCATATTGCTCGTGAGCGTTTGAAACTTCCAAAGCCGAAATTGTAATCTCGCTGTCCTTGTTATCATTCCAATTCAAAAAGAATGCACCCGCATTTTGTGAACCTGTTAAATGGTTTCTAATTTGTCGTGTGTTCTCTTGGATTGTTTCGGCACTTTCTTGAATACCGCTATTCATATTGATAATATGACCGAAAGACAACCCCTTTTGTATATGATTTATAGAGTAGTTAGAAATTTCCTCCTCCATTTTTGCCCAACTAATCCCAGCAACGTAACTTGGATTACTATAATAAAACTGCCCTACCTGATAATCTTTAATTATATAAATTTCAGAGCGTTCCTGATTTCCCTCTCCAAATCCAAAAGCATCGAAACGCTCTGGCTTGTATTTGTTTACATTTGAAAAATCATAACTATAATAATATCCTGTAATATCGCCCTCTTCATTCGCAACCTCTGGAGCGACTTTTTGCTTTGCAATATGGAAACATTTTTGTATTTTATTTTTTAAATACTTAACCTCCAATGCAGCCTCGCCAAACATTTCGAAATCCTTGCAAATTTTTCTTAAATCTTTTTTAGAAACTAAGGAAATTATTGCAGCCCATTCCCTTGGTTTTGTATTTTTATCAACTGAAGTCAAACCCTTACCATAAATGAATTGACTATAAGAGTCAATTATTGCTGAGTTAGTCGGAGAACCATTATAAGCATCGATAATTGTTTGGTAAAATTCGTTATTTTTACCATTCAATACCCACTTTTTACCAGATACCTCTTTGATTTCTGGTCTTATATAGTTTGATAAATTTATTATTTGTAATTTTTCCATAAAATTATACTTTTAGAACTCCATTATTAAGTTCAAAATTTTCTAAATCAGTCTGAGCAGTTGCAAAAGCCTTGCCTCTATATATTAATTCATCATTTTCATTGATAACAACCTCAAAAGATTGTCCCTCTTTTAACACAATATTGTTAAAAATCAAAACTAATACACTATTTTGATAATAAACACCCGTTACCTCGATTTCGTGAGTAATATCTTTAAGCTCATCACGTAAAAAAAACGTAATTATGCCACTATTATATCCTCTTGGAATGCATTTGAATTGATACGGTGCTGTTAAATTAAATATCCACATATATATATAACGAAAAAATACTTTTTTGTAACAAAAAAAGCTCCAATAAGGAGCTTTTTTATTAATTATTATGCAAAATTTATGAAACTACTACATCGCTAACTAAAGCAAATAACGCTGTTTTCATTGCTGCATTTAAGAACGGAGACAAATTACCCTCTTCAGCTGTAATCGCTAAAGTATAACCTGTTAAATCTCCACCAGCTCCACCGGTTACTTTTGTGCAGCTTGCCATTGTTCCGTTTGTAGCTCCTAAAAGTAAAATGTTTCCATTGTAATCCTCTACAAATACATAAGGTCTTGAAGCACAAATCAATTGTACTTGAGCCTGTAAGTCAGCCGATAATTTAGGAAGCGTAACCGCAACCGATTGAGCGTTTAAAAACGTTCCATTATCTTCTGAACTTGTACCTGTTTCAGTCAAAGCATTTGTGGTCGCTTTAACCTCGTATTTAAACACCTCAGCTAACGTGCCTAAACTCGTTACTTCGTGTGCAGCAACTACGAAACCATATTGGTCGTAATTGGCGAAATATAAATTTTTATAGCCCCCTCGCTGGTCTTTACATCCCAACAGTTTGCCCTTCGTGATCATGCAGCTCATCCTATTTTTTTTTTAAATTATTAATAATCAATAAGTTATATTAAAAACCGCCCAAGTTAATGAGCGGTTAAATTAATATTTATACTGCTAAAGTTAAGTAAACAATTTCAGCAGCGTTGTAGTATCCAACACCTACGTTGTAAACTACTTTACCTCTTACTTTACCAGTCAATAAACCGATTTCGTCTTCGTCAACCATTGCAACTTGATTGTGGTCAGCAGTTAAACCTGTAGCGAATACTAAGTTTTTCTTTTCGTAGATAACTACAGAGTTATCAGGTAAACCATTTAAAGTTACGATTGTGTGTCTTCCGAAAGTCAAAGCGAAATCAGAATTTCCGTTACCGTAAACAATCCCTTGAGTTGAAAGATAAAAAGCGTAAGCCTCAGCAACGTCTGGAGAAACTGCCATTATTAACTCTTTGTTTTTCAAAGCTACAGGAACAGCAGCCAAAGCTGGTTTCAAGTATTTAGCTAATACGTTTCCTTCAGTAACCGCAGCGTCAGCAGTTGGTTTGTTAACGTCTCCGTCAGCATCAAACAAAGTAATGAAACCGTCAAAGTTTACAGATGAAGTCCAAATGTCAGCTTCTAATTTTTCACCGATAGCTCCCAAAACTTCCGCTTGGATTGCATCCATAATGTCAGAAGGTGCAGTTGCGTTAGCAGCTCCTCCGCCCATAATTCCATCAGACCAAGTCGCTCTGAAATCCTCTTTACAAACATCAAAATCATTTTTGAATTTGAAAGGCTCGATAGTGTTTTCGTTTAAAACGATTGTACCGGCTGGAGCAAATCCGCAAGTGTATGCAGTTGTTCCGTCAGTATAAGCGATTTTACGCAAAGACAATTTAAAGTTTACATTTTCAGCGATAGTCACCGCTCCTTTTTCAATAGTGTCAATCGTTTTGAACGCTTGACCGATAATCATACCAGCATCTTTTCCAGCATAATTTGAACTTACAGTTGTAGTTGTAGCCATTTTTTAATTTAAATTTTTAAGGTTGTTTAATATTTTTTGATTACGTGTCAATTTCACGTTTTTGTTAGAAGTTTCAGCAACTTCTGGTTTTGCTTTTGTTGAAGCTTTCACCTCAACTTGAGTAGTTTTCACCTCAGCAATTTGAGCAGATAATTCTGTTCTAATTGATTCGATTTGTTTTGCCACTTCGATACTCATAGAAGTCACAATTGATTTAACAAGTTCCTCGTTTGACATTTCAACCGCTTCTGCAGCTTCTGCCTCTGGAGTTTCCTCTTCCATTATTGCCTCTTTAATTTCAGCAATAATACCTTCCTCAACGATAACCAAAAGTCTACCGTCTTCCAATTCGTGGTCTCCGATTGGTGCAGGCTCTTTGTCTCCGTTTTCGTTTACAATAAAAACAGGTTGACCAGCTTCAAAAGCCTCAGCTTCCAAAACGGTTACACCGTCTTTTAATTTTATCGTTTCCATAGCAATAACTACTTCCTCGATTGCAACTTCCTCAGATAATTTTACCGAAGCAAAACCATCTTTGATTGCATTTACAATTGATTCTAAATTCATATATTCACTTTTTAAATTTACTTTCTCCATATCAAAAACCCCATCTATTGAGAAGCCTTTGACTTTGCCTGTTTTAACGTAATCATTCCAGATTTCGTCGTTATTAACTTTCATTAAACCAAACCAACTTCCTACCGGCTCGTTAAATCCGTAGTGTACAGATTTATCGTGAACCTCATCCTCTTTTATCCAACTCTCAATAAATGTAACATCGTCAATTTGCACTCCCGAATGTTCAATAGTTGAATTGTTTTGGTATCCTTTTAATGCAAAATTCTGTTGAACTTGTTTAATTGTTTCTTTTGGGAATACTATATTAAACTCCTGTCCGTCTTGGTTTCTGTAAATCGGTTGCTCTGGAATTAATATCGCACCCATAAGAATACGTTGCTCCTCGTTTACAGTTGCGAGCTTTAACTCTGTTTGTTTCGACAAAGTGATAAAATTCACACCAATTGCAGGATCAGAAACCAAAGAGATACAATATACCCCCTCGTTATCCTGTTCATTAAATAATACTTTGTATGTTTCCATATATGTATAACGATATTAATTAATTTTGTTATAAACTTTTTACATTAAATTTTAATTTAATGATACAAAACAACCTACAGATTTAAAAAATAAATAAATTTTAAACCTGTAGATTGAAATTTTAACCTCCTATTGTGGCACTCTCGATTATGTTACGTTGTAAGCTCTGAGCCGTTGTCACGTCGTTAGAAACTACATAAGTTCTAATAGGTTGCTGTTGTTGAGCTCCAATAGATTGAGCTAATTGATTTGTTCCACTTGCTCCGACTACGTTAAAAGATGGAGCGGTGACTCCCGCTTGAGCTGCAGCTCCACCACTTGGAGCAGAACCACCTCCACCACCTCCAGGCACTTTAACTGCTAAAATAGATTTAACGTTTTTAATACCAGCTGCAATTGCTATCCCCGCATTAATTGGAGCTAATATTGGACCAACATAAGGTATTCCTACAGTTGCATCATAAGCCTTTTGAGCTGAACTAAATGTGTTAATAGTCGCACTCGCTATTGCAGCGGCTTTTCCTGCAGCGGTTTCTTTGCCTAATAAATCAGACATTGCGGACAAAGTATTTGCAACTGCATCGGCTGCATCTAATTTAGCCTTTTTTTCTAATTCAGTTAATTTTATTTTAGCGTCAGAATTTGCCTTATCTGTTGCTTTTTGTTTTTCCTGAGCTGTTAAATTTATATCATTTATTTTATTCCAATGCTCTGTTTCTAATTCTTGTAAACCTGTTTTTTCATCGTAACCGGCTTTTATTGCATTTTCTTTTTTTATTCTATAAGCTTCTTCTTCATTTTTTATAGCTAATTGTTGCTCTGTTAAAAGCATATCGGCATTTGCTTTTTGTGCTGCAATAATATCGTCTTGAGCTTTAAAACTTTCAGCCATTTGAGTTTCTCTCAAAGTTTTTGCAAATGCTCTCTCTTGCTCGAGTTTTTCCTCTTGAGTTTTTTTAATAAATGCCTTCTCTTGTTTATCAATTTCTCTAAGAAAATCATTTTTATCATCTATTTCTAATAAAGAATTTTTATTTATTAAATTTCTTTTTTGATTAAATGATAATTCGGTATTGCTTAAAGTATCCTGTAATTCTTGTTTATTGTTTTCGTATCTTTTATTTTTTAAATCCTCATTGTTTTTTGTTTCACTTGTTCTAATTTCAACTTGCTGACGATTTATAATTGCAGCCTTCTCTTTAACCGAGTCATTTAAATTTTTAGTTTGTTTACCAAATTCCTCAAGAGATTTTTTAGTGACTTCCTCTTGGTTTTTTATTTGTTCCTCGTCAGCTCCCGCAGCTTTTAAAGTTGCTAATGCATTTTGATTTTTATAAAAAGTATTTTGTGCAATTTCTCTTGATGATTTTTCAAAAGCTATTTTTTCGTCTGCGAGTTTTAATTCTAATTTTCTAATCTCTTCCGCACTTTTGCCGGAAGCCTTAGCCATTTCGAGTTTTTGTTTGGAATTTATATCAAAAGCCTCAGTGTTTTTATTGGCTGTTTTAATTTGCTCGTTTAATGCTTTTGAATTTTGTTTTATAGCTTCCTCATTTTTATGCGATGCCTCAGCATTTGCCATAAAATATTTAGTTAATGCATAACCAGCTGCAATTAATGCCGTAATAGCCACAACAATAGCTCCAATTGGATTTGCCATTAAGGCAGCATTCCAAAGCCACTGCCCCGCAGTTATTGCTTTTTGTACTATTGAATAACTTTTTAAAGTTGCACCTAATCTTTTAAATGACTCTTGACTTTCTTGAATTTGAGTAATTCCAGAACTGAACTCCATCGCTAAACTAACTTTTCCTAACGCCCCCTCTAATTGAGTACTCTCAACTCCAAAACTTTTCATTGAGTGACTTGCAACCTCAAATCCTTCCTTTACACTTCCTAACGCTTGAGTTGTAGAGTTTAAAGTTGTACTCGGGTTGAATGTTTTAACAAGTTTATTTGCTGCGGATATTTCGTGCCCTAACTCCGCAGCTCTTTCCGCTGCGTGAATGGCTTGTTGAGAGGTTAAACCAAATTGGTCTGACAATGCAAGTACTTCCGCTTTCGCAGCCTTTAACTGTTGTTTTAAAGTTCCAACTGATTTCTCGGCTTGGTCTGCGTTGCTTTGTATTTGTAAATCAATTATTTTTTCAATTGCCATTTTAACGCTTTTTTAAATATTTCTTTATAAGTTTTTGGTAGTTCGTATTTCCCTTTTGCGGTTGCAATAATTTCGTTGCTATTAAAGTGCTCCGCAAGCTTAAGCATTTCTAAAATGTTATTTATCATAATGTTCGTAAGTCGGTTAATAATTCAAATGAAGCCTCGCCTGTTGTTAAATCCGTTGTAAATGAATTTATAATGTATCTTTTGTCTCTTATTATAACCCTGTTATTTAGTTTTAAAGACGTTAAAACAGAAATAGGTAGTATAGCACTAACTTTAATTAATCGTGCTCTATAATTAAAAATATTACTTATATAATTTGAGTAATAAGTTTGATATAAACTATTTACTACAACTTCATTTGTCAATGTACTTTGTTGCTCAGGAAAATTTAATGAATAAGTAATCCCATCCGTTAATAATTCTTGACCAAATGCTTTGTAACTTGTGTGACTTGTACCGTTTCCAGTTAACGCATTTGAAAAATAAAAAGTTGTACCCGTTAAACTTGTTAATATTTCAGGATTATAATCATATAAAATTATCGGCTTTGGAATGTACTTTGTTATTCCATCGCTTTTTAAAGCATAACTAACCTGTAGTTTATCTTTTAAGTTATTAAAGTTCAAATCTTCAAATGGTAGTTTAATAGAATATTCCTCGCCATCATTATCTGTACTATATAATAAATTTCCATAATCAATTCCATTATTTGAAAGAAAACCTACATTGACCAATGACTCAGATTTCTCATATAGAAAGTTAATTTTTTTATAAGTTTTAACCCTTGTTAAATTGATTGAATCTGTCTTGACATATTTTGTCAAATCAATTATAGCTCCTAAATTGTAATAACTTTCTAAGGTGTCGATTGTATAGTTTACTCCGTCACTTGAAAAACACGTAAGATTAAACATTTTTAAAACACCAGCAAAAAAGTCCTCTATTTTAATTTCTGGCATATAATCACGTAAAGATATTTTATTCGTTACTGTCGTTTGATTTGTTGATTTATACGCAGTATCATAAACAATAAAAGGACCAGATTCTGGGTCATTAAATACAGTTTGTAAATCCAATACAGCATCAAATGTTATAGGCAATGGAGCAATTATACTAATACTATAAATATCAGAATTATTTAAACCTAAAATATTGCCATCAATATAAACTTGATTTGTTCCTATTGTTGAAACAAAATTTTGTCTTAAAATTTCAATACCATTTTTTAAAGTTAAAATAGTATAATTTAAATCTGCAGCTGTTGGAGTGATTTGTAAAAATGCTGTTTGATTTATCAATTCAAAACTTGAATCTCCAAAGTTATATGTTGAATTAAAAGTTTCATTTGTTAAATTAATATTATAATAATTTGGAGCGTCTTTTGAATCCCAAGTTATTAAATTCGGACTTCCTTTTAAAGTAAAAATATCAGCATTTTTTAAATATAAATAAGCATTTGTAAATTTTTCATCACTTAAAAAAGCACTTGGATTTTCTGTACTACCTTGAAAACTTACATTGAATTCACTTTCTATAATATTAAACATCGTTTTTAATCTTACAGCAGGAAATAGCTCGTTGTATCTAATTGGGTTTGCGATTAGACTTATATCATTTAAACCACCAGCAGCATAATTCCAATACCTATTTGATGAAATTAACGGAAACATTACATCGGCACTCGTTGCCGTTGAAACTACTTTTTCTTTTACAATATCAGCAGTATATAAAACATCAAAGTCTGTAGTTGGTAAATCCTTTAAAAATAAACCCGCAAATTTGTCTTTTAAGTTTCCTAAGTTACCAATAAAAGTAATTGAGTAGCTTTGTACATTATTTTCTTTTATATCGCAGCTTTCAAGTTGAATTTTACCTATTCTAAAAGGTATCGTGTCCAATTCAATATATGCATCGGCTTTTACTAACGTACTAAATTGAGTATCCAAAGAATTTTCATACCAATGTTTGAAAATCTTATTATTATTTTTAGTAGCCGGAACTGTAAACGTCTGAGAAAAATCCGAATAAGTCGCTCCAATATTATTTATATTTTGAATTGAACTCGTTACACTTATTTTTTCGTCAGCAAATAACTCAACCCTATCAAATTCTAAGGTATAAGAGTTTTTTATGTATATTCCAACTGTTATCATATAACGTTATTTATTAAGTCGAAAGCATATTCGAAGTCCAATTCGAAGTTTATCATTTTATCCTTTAATTTTGTTTTGTAAGTCAAAGATTGTGTTTTAACTTTTACGGGTTTTTGATTTAACAATACAGTTTCACTTAATAACAAATCAGTTATTAACTCGTTATAATTCTCATCCACCCAACCCGTGTTTAATTTAACAGTTTGTGTTCCGTTTATATTGAAAACTTTGCTTTGCCCTTTGTATATATTGTAATCAATTGCATCTGGAAGCAAATTATATTCTGAACCTTTTACGTTTATAGCATTTGTCTGAGCCTTGAAAAAAGTTATAGTTTGCCAACCTCCATATCTATTTACAAAATCACAAAGTACTGGAGTATATTTGCACTCCTCAATTGGATATGTATAGAAAACATTTACAATAGGACTTCCTGTTGCAGGTGTGTATGTGATTGTAACTTTACAACCGTTAATAAATTGATTGAATGTTTTAACTGGTGTAATAGGTTGTGTTATATTAAATATCCCGCTAAAACCAACGGCTAAATTATTTGTATATTCATAAACAACTCCATCAATCCTTTCGTATTTTACATCAATTATAGTAGTTTCAGCTGTTGGCTTATCTATTAACAAATTAAAATATTGAATATTTACACTTGGATAGGTAGCTTGTTTATAGTAATAATTATTGATATTTGGATTTGATAACAATAATATTTTTACTTCGCTTGGCTCTTGATTTCCACTTGTATAATCTGTAAACCCATTCACACCTTGATAATCAATTGTATCTAAAAGAGTATAAGTAGTTCCTACTAATTTATATCTTTTAACTTGAAATTTTACCCATTCGTTATTCTGTTCAACTGCTCCATAAAATGGAACGTAGGTCGCTTTAATATTATCTATGTATTCTTTTACATAATTAGAAACATTATAAACGGTACTCAATTGAGTCAAGCTTGGATTTGATTTCGATAGTGTATAGGTTGGAGTCGCAGGAACTGAACTTCCGTAAGGATAAATGAATAATTCAACTTTGCTACCTATTGCACCCGCCTCATTTACTTCAATTATAAATGGGCTTCTAACTTTTACTACTTTCATACTGTATGGTATTTTGTTTCAATCAATTCCTCGTCAATATATATTTCCTCTTTACAATCCCACAAAATTACGTACTGACTTGAGTCAATTGTATTTTCGCTTTTAATTGTAAAAGTTTGAATTGTATCCTCTCCTTTATAAATTTTTACTATGTTCATTTTATATCTTTTAAACTAAATTTTAAAAACTCCTCCAAATCTAATCCGTATTTATCGGCAATATTATTATTAAAATTCTCGTATTCCTTATCGAATGCACTCCTAAAAAACTTCGTTTCTGGTGTTCCTGTTTTATTAATCGATTTTGTTATACTTGCAACCATCAATTTTCTATTTACAAACTTCCCACCTGCTCCTCTCGTACCTTGTAAACCTTTACGAACTACCCACCTATCAATGTCAGCGAGTTTTGCCGTTGCTTTGTAAGGGCTGTTTGGTGCTTTATTACTCGATTGACTTCCTTTCGTTCCAAAGTCAAGCTCCTTCCAGTAATCCTCAGCGTAAAAGTCAAACTCAATCGAGTTCGGGTTGACTTTGGTTTTATAATTTAAAGAGTTTGAAAGCTTTCCCGATGCGTTATGCGTTCCATACCTCCCACCTATCTTTAAATTTTCTTTTGCTCTCTCAACTACAGAAGCTCCGAAAGCGTTTAATGCCTCCTGTACTTTTTTAAGTTCCATTAACAGCAAACATCAAAATCGTTATTCGGAATACTCAACTCAATATCGCACTTCCAACCGTCTAACGCATTTGTAAAAGCCATCAAAATCGGTTGCAACGTTGGCTCATTCATTAACTCAATATCGTTATCGTTTCGCTTCATACGCATCGACATAATCATATAATTCAAAATAGCGTGACACGTGTTCAAATTATCGAGCTCGTTATCATTCCCTAAAAACTTATCTTTATATTTTACCTTTGAAATGTTACGAATGTCGAGTATTGCGATTTCAAATGTGAAATTAACAACTCCAGCGTTGATGCTTGAGCTCATAACATTTATGTGAGCCAAAGGGAATATATTCTTTTTAACGTTATCGATTATATCCGTTCCGTGAGTTATCGTATTTAATAACGGAGCACCCTCCAAAGTGGTTTTAATATAGTCGATTGTTTTATAAAATGATTTCATTTCTTAAAGTTTTGTTTAATTTGTTTTGCTTCCTCTTTGCTTTCGTCAATTAAGTAAGATAATAACGTGAGTGATTCGTGAAGAGGCTCTCTTCCAATTTCTCTAACGTGGATTCTAAGTTCTCTCGACAGTCGAATAAAAGTTTGATACCACCCCCAACGCTCTCCAAAGCTTCCTCCAAATTCAGTCCCTCCCTCGCTGCCTTGCTCTCCAAATGTAATAGGATATTGCTCAATAATTCCTTGTTTAAAGTCCAAAAAAAAAGCATAGAACCTATAACAACATCCATTGGAACGTCTTTAAACAGCTCCGCTTTGCTTTCGTCACCATCGTATTCCTCAATTTCATAAAAGACAGAA